CTACGCTACTGCGCTCTCAGGCAGATAGAGGCCTTCTTAAAGAAGAACCTTGATTCTCCTGGAAGCACCGCGCCTAAACGTCGCGAAGCTGCTATGTTGACATTCGCTCGATCCGAAAGGATCTGCGCGATAACCAACCGCAGACTTCGTTACTTTAGAAATCATCCTTCCCGCATTTCGCCTCAGGTGAGGCGGGTGATGAATTTGGCCCAAAGCATCTCTCAAGAGATCTTTGGTCCGCTGTCGCGGCTTACCTTTCACCGTGTGTGCGAGGGCAGTGGTTTTGGACCAGGCTTCAACTTCGGATCTACCGAGCGCGAGCATCGTCACCTTTATTATAAGGTAGCGGGTCCGCATACGGTCACATCTGAAGCCCTACCTTATGTACGAGTACTCCTTAACAATCAAGAACTCTGGAAACAGAGCCTTGTGAGTGAAGGGAGTGTCTACGACATAGTTAGGGGTAATCGTGTAACTGCTGTCACTAAGACAGCAGAGACCGATCGCACGATAGCTATTGAACCGGCTCTAAACGTGTACCTTCAGAAAGGAGTTGATTCTTACCTGAAAGGCAGATTACGCCGTTTTGGCGTAACCCTTACCAAACAGGAAAGGAATCACGCTCCCGCCAGGTGGGGATCTATGCGGCCGTTTTTCGCGGCTACTGTTGATCTCTCCATGGCGTCTGACTGTGTCTCGCAAGAGATAGTTCGTTGGCTGGTTCCCCAAGACTGGTTCGTTCTTCTGGAAGACCTTCGGTCCCCAGAATACACGCTGGACAAGGGGAAGACTTGGCAAAGATATGAAAAGTTCAGCTCGATGGGGAACGCTTTCACGTTCCCTTTAGAGTCGACTATATTCTATTCTATTGCTAAAGCCTGTACGATCGAGGCGGGTGGGAACTTAGGCGTCCTCAGGGTCTATGGTGATGATATCATCATCGATCCTAGAGCATATTGTTTGCTCCTTGAGGTGCTTAAGTTCACTGGTTTTATCCCTAACGTGGACAAAAGCTTTGCTTTTGGCTCATTCAGGGAAACCTGTGGATCTGACTTCCTGACGGGAGTCGATACACGCCCGGTCTATATGAAGAGGTTGCCGAAGTACGATCAAGAGGTTATTAACCTCTATAATCGTCTTCTACACAACCGTGTCGGCTTTCACTTTCACAATATGTGTGAGTACCTGTATGGGCTTGTTCGGAAACCTTTAATAGGTCCTCCGGATCTGCCCCCAGGTGAAAAGCTCCTAGACTGGTACGCAGGGAAGGCGGTCGAATATGACCACTACTTCCATGCCCCAGTAGATATAGGATATCGCTTTCGGCGATACGACCTTCATCTGCAAAGACATTACTGGAAGCTACAAATTGTTAGGTTTAAACCCTTCAAAATGGACACTTCTAATTGGTCATTGCAGTTGTGGTACCTCTGCTTCCTTTTGGGGTTGCAGAGTACGGGCTATAAAGGCCCTTCCACAGTAGACAGCGTAAGCCGCTTTAAGAGAATCACACCTGTTGAAAAATTCTTCAGGTGGGATGCACTCCCATGGCGGCCAGCTCACTACGATTACTAGAGTTCCTCGTGCGTCGTGAGACGCTACGATACTGGACTGCTCGACTTACGGTGTAATGCCGCGTCGTACAGCAGGAGAGGGG